ATCGGGTACGGAACCCCCAGAAAATTGTTGCGCCTGTTGGGCAGCCGCCAATTTACCAGGAAGTTCCAGCAATATTTGTAATACCCTACTTAATTGTTCCCTAAATTGTTCGGGCCTTAAGTTAGGATCAAGAGCGCCTAAGGCAGATTTAAGCATCGCTTGCTCGTAATTAGAAACTTGACCCAACGCACCACCAGTTTTAGAGAGTTCTTTTAATGTAGATAAAACAGTAAGCGCCAAAGTGTTTTTAAGGGAATCTAGTTGGACGTTAAAGTAATAAGCGGCTGATCCAAATATCGGCCTCGTAAGGGCTGATTTAGGACCAACGGTGTTGTCGTTGATACTATTCATTAGGGCGTTTATTTGACCAATGGCAACGTTGCTAAAGAATTCAGAACCACTACCAGCGCCAGTAGCCCCAACAGCGCCAGTGGCCCCAACCGCAGGGGGAACAACTTGTTCTTTACTAAGAATTCTACCCTGATCATCATAAGTTATTTTAATATATCCACTTTTTTCATTTCCTACAATTTCAGTTTTGGGTGTTCCTGTTTTAGCGTAAGAACCCAATCCTAACTGTTTATACAATTGTTCTTTCTGTAAATCATTTAATAACTGTTGTTGGGGAGTTTGATAGGTCAATAAATTAGCTTGATTACCTAAAGCACTTTGTATTAGTTGTAATTGTCTATAATAATTATCTAATGCTTGTTGTTGTGCCTGCTGAACAGCAGAAGCCTGAGCAGCGGCTAAAGCATTCAAATCCCCAGCTTGCGCTTGTTGTAAATTAATAATATCACTGGCTTGTTGAGATTCCAATTCGCTTAATCCCCTAGTGGCTATACCAGGAATACCCGCTGGAGAACCGCCCAAAATGCCTGGTTCGCTAAAACCAGCGGCGGCATATCTGCCAATTAATCTTTGTCTATCTTCTCGTTGTTTCTTTTGCAAATCAGCTAATACCTTTTCATATTTAGCCTTTAAATCCTCGGCGGTTTTGGTATAAATATTACTGATATTAGAAGTATCGGGAACAGGGGGACTGGCATATTTTTGCGTTAAAGCCCGAAATTGATCAAGTAGGTTATTATAGGCGGCTTGCCAGTCTTGTGGTTGACTGGTGGGGGATACCTGAGCGCTTGGGGGTGCCTGAACGATTGTTTGGGGGGAAGTAGTTGTAGTGGGTATTCTTAAAACGCTACCAGCATAAATTAAATTAGGATTAGTAATTTGGGGATTGGCCGCTAATAAAGCCTGCACCGTGGTGCCGTATTTATTAGCCAAAGCAGATAAAGTATCACCCTTTTGAGTTGTGTAATTCAGGTAAGATGGTTGCGCACCTCCACCACTGGTTAAAGCAGACATTGTTTGAGATGTTCCACCCGAGCTGGTGCTGGGTTGTACAGGTGATAAATATGAAGCTGCTTGTTGAACAGTTGTTTGGGGGGTAATGGCCATTCCAGCTTTTTGGGCGGCTGCCACGGTATTAAGTTGATTCTGTATCTGTTGAGCCTGTTGCGCTACCTGATTTAATTGTTGCGCTACCTGATTTAATAAATTTTGTTGCTGAGAGGTTAAAGTTGCCATAATTTTTATTATTTAAGCCCTAAATTAATAATGGTGTTAAAATCACATCGTTGGTTGAACCAATTCGGGTTGCCACATAAAAGAAACCATTATAAGTTATACCACCCAGAAACGTCGATTCCAAATATGGTAGGCTCCTCCACAGTGTACCATCTTTTCGAAACATTCTCAACACGCTATCGGTGCTATCATAACCAATAAAATATTTACCATTAAAAGCGGCCAATTTAGAAACACTAAACGATAGGGTAGTTGTCGAAACAGTAAAGCTTGTGCCCGAGATAGTTATTTTATAAAAGTTATTACCATTTACTGTGTATAAATAATTACCATCAGAGGCTAATCCGTTGATGGCAGCAATGGTTCCTGTTAGGGATGTGACAGAACTAAAATCTAATGGCATTCTGTATAAACGATTAGTAGCCCCAAAATAAACATAATTATTATCAAGGGCAATACCAGAAGATTGATAGGTAGAATTATAAGTTGCTATTCTATCCTTTATCGGAAATTCCTGATACATCACAAACCCATCAATTGTTTGTTGCGTGGTTCCACTTTCGGCTACAATTAAATCAGTGGCCATCTTGTTTACAGCAGAAGAAACCTGATAGGGCACACCTGATAAATGAATTATATAGGGAGAGGCCTTAGCTTTTTCTGCCAATGAACCACGAGAAATAACGCCAGCATCCACATTAGAAGCAGCCTTAATAACATTTCTGCCAAACATTAATTGTTTGTAGGTTAATGGCTCCTCGGCAAAAATAGGAGCGCCCCTTTTGGTTCCATTTCTTTGATAGCCAAAATTCTCGTAGGTAATTTGTTGATCTCCTTGATTAATCATATTAGCGTTTAGCAAATTTATGGGGCATTAGGTTAGAATCCTCTGGCACAGACCCGTTTACTACTATTTCTAAAATAGTTGGACCAGGGGTTTTAGAATACTCGTGAATTCTGAAGCTGAAATCCATTGCTTGTGGAAATATACTTTGCACCGTTTTATCTTTTGAAATGGCTTTCTGCGCCACTGCCACTCGGCGCCAATCAGAGTTATTTACTGACATTTCAATTGTAATTGGAGCGTAAGCGTCATAAGCCATTCTCCAACCAATGCTTTCTAATTCTATTGGTTTTAAGGGATCTCCTACTTGATACAGCAAACTAGTATATTCTAATTCAATATCCTCACCACCGCTACCATCAGAATTAGCTTTATCAGCATTGCCCTCCCACAAGAGCCAAACAACACCGTTAGAATCGCCAAAATATTGCCTTAAAACATTTTGAGAATTAATATAGGGCCTTGCGGATTGAACATCTAAATTAGAATCATAGGCAAAGTAATCTAATACCGTATCGTATAAAAGAACACAATGTTGATAACCATCTATTGTCCCAACATATAAATGATATAAATCACCATCTTCCCAAGCCACAAAGTCATTTGAATTCGAAACATTGTTAAATATATCCTCCACCCGATAACTAATCTTTTCTGGGGTAGAACCAGAAAAACCATAAATACCCTTACGAGAGGCAAAGAATAAAACGCCATTTACTATCCAAACGCTCCTAAAAGAATCAGTTCCAATGCCATAGGCAACTGGTTTTAATGATAGTGGCTGGTTATCAGTATCCACGTTATAAGACCAAATAGAATTGTGCTTAAAAATCATTAAACTATCAAAGTAGGGAGATATTGCTGTAATTTCATCACCGTCATTTAACCCCACAGAAAAACTATTAAAAGCGGGCCAAGATTCAGCGTTGGCTACATCAGAAAAATACACATAACTGTCCTTAGCGATATAAACCCTATCTTTAAAGGTGGCTATTGTTGTTCCATTTGGGGGATTACCACCCAAATTACTTAAAGTCGTGCCGTCCCACTTCAAAACATTATTTGCCGCATTAACCATTATAGCCAAATTAGCATAGGTTGTGCCATCAATATTACCAGTGGATTTTAAGGTATTAGAACCAGTGGCATCTACCCAAGTATTATTTGTTTCGTTAAGATAATAAAACTTACCACCAGAAATTCTTAATAACTGGTTAACGGGCGAAGCGCCAGTTTTATAAAAAGCATAAAGAAACCTAACGGGATTGGTGTCTGGAATGTTTCCCACCTGCTTATATCCCAATCGTTTTTGAATTGCCCCAATTTTGTTTAATCTGATATTTCTAACAGTGTAAGCCTCATCGGGTCTTGCCAATAGGGGCGAAACCTTTCTATTCATTCCTCCAGCAAAAGATTGTAGAGTTAATATATTCATTTAGAAAAATCTATAATCGTTAAAATCCCCTTGACCCTCAAACATTGGATGCACTGTATCGTTAAAATCTGTTGTTCTTCTGGACAGTGAAGCCAACCAAGCACTAACCCCATTTTCATATGCCTGCAAGAAATAACTAGCCCTATCTGTCTTATAGGCCTTTTCATAAATACGAGCCACACAATAATCCACTAGTAATTTAGAGGCATTATAAGATGAGGGTAATTGTATCTTGTCGGTGGCTAAACCCAATAGAGTGGGTTGGGGGGTATAATAAATTCTTAATGTTTTATTGGCGGTGGGAGCGGGATTAATTTTAATGTTATTGCCTATAAGAATATAAGAGGTATCTGAAATTTCGTTTTCCGTTAATAAATCATAGGGCCTAAGAAAGGTTTTGTCTTCTAAAATTTCTACCCCATCTAGTTTTAATAAGTCATTGGGTAGGGCATAGATGGCAACTCCAGCCGTTAAGGGAATATCTTTGTAGGTCATTAAATAATTTCCCTTTACTTCGGCTAATCTTGTCCATAAATCAGCATATCCCTCGTTTAAATAATTCATTATTGTTTGGCTGTCAGGAATAAATTGCTTGTTTGGATCATTATAAATATCATAAACCCTATCTACTATTGCGCCTGCGGTATCAAAATCTAGCCCAGCACCCCGCAACGCTTCTGATAAAGCGCCCTCTACCCCAGTTATTGAGTTATAAGAAGCAACCCTAAACAAAGCAGTTCCAGAAGCCGATGAAATATAAACCGTATTAATATCATCAACCTGAATGGGTATTGTATCTGCTACATTATAAGAATTACCGTTGTCATAAGAAATATAAATTCTAAACTTATCGTAGGGCATCAATCTTACGGGAGTGTTGGCTGAATGGGAAAACTTCAAGCCAGCTTGCAGGGTTATTTGGGTAGTGGTGGGGGCAACAGTGGAGGAAACATAAGCTATTTCAGAGTTCTCGGCCCCATAATCACCAACAAGTAAAATATCACCCTTATTAAAGTATTGACCAGATAAAACATTTAAGACAGTAGCACCAGAAGAAGCCGCCTGCGACAGGGCTGTATATCCCAAATCCTGTAATGAGGGATTTTCTATGGAGAGATATATCACGAATTTATAAATTAAATTTTATGACCCCGCTTAAAAGAATTTTTGTTTTGTGCGGAATTTCATTTGGGGAGCCGCAACAAAGACCCTGATTTTCTGATATAAAATAACAGCCAAATTATAGGGGGCAGATAAAACCCTAAACACATAACCCCGTTGGCAAAAAGAGAAACCGCTAAGCCTATAAACGGGAAATCTGGTTCTTGTTCCATTATATGGTATTTCATTGAATAGGGCACTATTTAACATATTTTTCTTGTATCCTTAAACCCACCACCAAACCAGAACGCCTACCCAACAATTTAATTATCCACCCTAATAATCTATTATGACACTCAATATAAGGCACTAATTCCAGTCCAAAACCACCACATAATTTCTGATATTTTTTAATAAACCCCTTGGTTTTAGTCATAATTAGTTATTAAAGAAAAGAAAGAAAGGGGAGGGATTAAAGGTTTCTTCACTTCCAGCTAAACTAATCGCTGGTTCAGGGGAAACATATTTGCGAATTCTAATCCAATCATAATACGTATGTTGAATATTATAAGTATTATTCCTGAGAAAACTACCAAGTTTAACGTATTTCAAGTTTTTGTACCATGTAATTCCAGTTCGTGTAACCATAGCCGTTCCATTTCTCCACAATTTTACCTCTCCACCCCTAACACTTATTCCGGTTGTGTACCTAACATCATTTGCAGCAGCCCACTCAGCAGATTGATAACTAGCAACATTAAAAGAACTAGAAGCACCGTTCCCAATCGAATAATAAACTGAAACGGTATTTTGTCCCCTCATATAAAGTATTGTAGCATCCGCATTAGCATTGCCACCTTCAGTGTAAGGCGAAGAAGCCACTGAGGGAAATACTCCTCCGTGGTAATACCCATGATCAAAGTGAATAACCGAAGTTTCTGCTATATAGCCATCCTGAATATTGAAAGAAAATGCAGAAGTCCTTTCTATTCCTCCTTTGGCTACATTTAAATGAGAATTAGAAACTCCATAGTCGTCAGAATAAGCAACCCATGTATTTGTATCTAAACTTGTTCCCAAGAAATCATCAAAGAAAACAAAAACAGCATCTCCATTGCTTAAGCTTGTTGCACCTGGGCTCCCATAGTAGCAATAGATATTTTGATCACTTCCTAAATCTGCTGAAACCTTAACCCAAATATAGGCAACTCTGTTTGGGGGGGTTCCAGTAACTTTTTCTACCCAAAAATCTTGTAGGGTAAGCCCATCTGAGGCGGTAAATCTTATATCAGCAGGAAAATTTGCAGAACGTCCATCTAATGTTAGTCCCCTTCTAGCTATCCACTCAGTGTTTCTATCTATCACGATTTCTCCATCAGTTGTGGGCCAAGTGGGTTCAGACCCCCAAGAAACCCCACTATAAATGCATTCATAAAAAAAATTATTACTTCCCGCCGTTGGCTTAACTAAATTTCCCACGCTATAATGAGTATTTGCTCGCCAAGTAGAATAACTTTCACCAACTTTTAAAAGAACCGGGTAATTTGTGCCTGCACCTGAACTGCCAGATATTGTTATTCTTTTTCTATATCGCCAAGAGGGATTATACCAGTTCATAATTATTTAACTAACCCTGTTGAACCACTGCTACACATTGCCATTGTGAAGCAGAAGCGTTATAAATTAAACCAATATAAACCCATTTATTAGCAGTAGTGTTTGTGGGTAGGCTTGGCCCCACTGAACCATAGGCGTTTCCCCAGGTAATTGTTCGAGCTGTCCCATTATCTTTAATTCTAATGATTAACCTCTGTCCATCATTAGGAGTACCAGTAGGATTATTAATAGTTAAATTACCAGCTAAAGCATTAATATAAATTTCTTTATCAGTAGCAGCGTTAGGAGTTAAACTGGTGATAGAGGTATAAACCGTTGCCACCCCCTTATTTGTTTGAAACTGATTAATAATATCAGCTGTTATTCTTAATTCCACAATTGCCCCCGCTGAATGGGCAGCGGCAGTAGTGCCCTCAACCCCCCTCGTAAGAGAGGAAAATGTGTCGCCAGAAACCGCCCCCACCTCTATTATCTCGTTATCAATTGATATTCTAAAAGGGGTATTGGAGGGAAATTTAGAACCCTCACCAGTTGCAACCGTTAAAGAGGTACCAGATGCGCCAATGCCCGATGCCAGTGTTGAGCGTGCGTTATTTTTAACCTGCAAAATTGCCATTGTGGTAATTTATTTTATTTTTCACGGACCCTAAATTTAACCTTAAATTCATTAAAAATTGATTTAGTGGCATTTTTTATACCCTCCAACAAGTAATCAAACAGCCCAATCCTTGATATATAGCCCCTAACATTCCAAACAAATAATCCAACACTAGAGATATAATTTCTAATTTTTAATTCAAATAATCCAATCCTAGAGAAAAAATTCCGCAAAGAATAAGCGTATAAACCAATTCCAGAAACAAAATTTCTAATCATGTTAGAGAACAACCCCCCCCGTGATGTAGAAGCCCTGCCGTTATAAATTGTGGAGTTAAAGGTATAGGTATTTAACATAATTAACTAGTTTCCCCCTGAGACTGAATGGCGGCCGTATTATTGCCTACAGCACCCGCACCAGATGGAACCATGAGCCTACACCATATTCCAATGTTGGCACCCGCCCCAACATCACCCACTTTTATTCCTGTAGAATAACCCGAAACGTCACCACCCTCAGCGTCAACTATCGTCTGGGCATCATTTACCCTTTTGCCAAACCACAAAAAAGAACTAATTTCATTTGGTCCAATTGTTCCCAGGGTAGAACCACCGCTTCCCTGTTTTATTGTTATAGTATTATTATTATCAGTAGCACTTGCATAAGCAAGATATAGTTTAGAGAAGGTATTAGTGCTTAAAACCTCTGTTGTCCCGTTTAGGGAAACATTTTCACTTATTGGATTTCCACTGGTATCCAAACCCCTTAAGGTTACGGTTCTTGTATCGTTTCCGCTTGAAACTAGGGCAATTTGGACATTAGATGACATTGCCACCATATTCCCCTGTGTGGCATCGGCATCATTGCTATTATCAATTCCCAGTCCAATAGATAAGGCAGAATTAGTTGGTTGTTTGGGAATAAATAAAACCACATTATACCAAATATCGGTAGAGGAGGTGTTTTTTCTAAAGAATTTTCTATAAAGAGTTGAACCGCTACTGGCTTGAGCCGCTGTTACATCTGGGAATAAATTATTCTTTTTACCCACTGGGGTATTGATTGCATAGGAATTATTTAAACCAGCAAGAAAAGTAATTGTATTGCCATTAATCCCTGAAATTACCCTCTTTTCTCTATTAGTGCCGTCATCAATTACTATTTCGTCATTAACGGCAAAACCGCCAGCATCATAAACTGTAATTGAGGTATCATTAGCGCTTGCTGCTACCGATAATTGAGTAGCCGCTATTTGGGTAGATGTGATTGCTCCGCCCGTCGAACCACTTGCGGAAGAGTAATAGTCTTTTAATTCTGAAATTTGTATCATATTTTATTTTTTAAACCCCTTTTAATATCCCGCAGATATATTAATAATAAAAATAACAAATCTTCTGTCTTTAAATCAATGGTATTAGGATTTTTACTTTCCTGAATTTTTTTCTGAATATCTTTTAAAAATCTGATTTTTCTATACTCTATATATTTGTCTAAGAATTCATTGTAGTTCATATTTTTAGTTATAAAATCTTATATGTTTTGAAAGTGACATATGGGTTTTTATGTGCCCTGAAAGTGATATATGGGTTCTTACTGCTTGCACCCCTTGCGACACTAATTTACCAACCGCTGTTAAAATTCCTTGACCTACAAATATTGCTTGAGCAAACATTGTTTTTATTCCATTTGCAACTAAACTTCCAGTTCCAGATAAAGTCGCAGACGCTATTTGAATTAAATTCCCAGTCGCAGATAAAATTCCTTGTCCAATTAAATTAGCTTGACCAATAATTGTTTTTATTCCAAAAGCAGTTAAAGAACCTAATCCCGATAAAGTAGCACTGGCTTGTTTTATTAAGGTTTCTATCGCAGATAATACTCCCTGTCCTAATAATTGAGCTTGTCCTAATATAATTTTCACACCACTTGCCACCAATTGTCCAGCTCCACTTAAAACCGCTGAACCATAAACATAAGTAACACTAATAACTTCTCCCACAACTGAAAGCAATCCTTGCCCCACTAAATTCGCTTGTCCTTTTATAATTTTTATTCCTTGTGATACTAAAGAACCAGGTCCCGTTAAACCTGCCTGCCCAAATATGGTTTTTATCCCTTGTGCTGTTAAAGAACCAATTCCAGATAAAGTAGCGGTTGCTTGTTTAATAGTATTACCTATAACCGATAAAATGCTTTGACCAGCTAAATTAGCTTGACCAATTAAAATTTTTATTCCTTGGGCAACTAAATTTCCATCTCCTAATAATGTGATAGCGGCTTGTTTAATGGTGTTGCCACTAGCTGTTAAGGAGCCTAATCCCGATAAAGCGGCAATTCCCTCTTGAATTATGCCCGCTAAACTACCTGTTGCTGATAATAAACCCTGTCCAACTAAATTAGCTGAGGCGATTATTGCGTTAATAGCCGTAACTGTTAAAGAACCAATTCCGCTTAAAAGAGTTGTGCCTATTTTATACAATAGTGGAGTTGCTGATAAACTTCCTAATCCAGTTAAACTCGCTGCTCCTATAACTTGTGGTGCTGGTGGCGTGTAATCAACCGTAATTTTTACACAGTCAATGTAAAAAGAAGAAATCCGAAATAGGCAGACACTTGAAAATTTTTAGCAGGAGTAGCTGTAGCATAAACACCATCATCAGCATAAGCATTAGATGGATTCCGATAACCGTATATTAAGGCTATATGAGATGCAGCATATTTAGAAATAGTTGCCATAATTCGAATTTCCTACCTTAATTAATCTAATGAAACTGTCAAGTTGCCAGCGGGGATTTTAAAGATATCTCCGCTATTAACTGTTTTACTGGTTGTCAAATTACCATACCACTTTGTAAAACCAAAGTCTTGGATACATATTTTATATTTATTTTTTGACCATCTTTGTTTTGGGTTTTTTTTCAAGTCCCCCCTCAACTACTTTTTCAACCCTCTTTTCTTTAGGGGGAATTTTAACTATTTCGCCACAGCAGGGGCATTGAATTTCCAACAATTCATTACCCTCACCGTCCATTACTTTTAATTCGTCTTTATGGCGAATGGCCAGAAAGGCAACACTAACTTCTGTGCCCCAAAATTCCCTTGAATCAATTGAATAACCAGCGGGAATTTCTAGTAATCTGCCAAATAAATTCTCTGAAATTGTGTGATCTGTAATGTTTTTTATTTTCAGGCTCATGTTTTTATTTATATTTAGATTTTTCTATGTCTTTTAGGGTTTCTTGAGGGGTATAGCCCCTTGCCTCTCTGCGGGCAAAATAATCCAATGTTTCTTTTGCCCCATATCTAATTCTATCAACCATTTGTTTTTCGACCCCCTTCGAATAATTATCTTTTGATTTTTCTATTCTTCTTAAAATCTCTTTTTGATCCATATTTCTACACATTACCTTAAAGACCCCTTTTTAGGCTGGGGGGTTCCCTGCCCCCCGTTTAAACACGGTGAAAGACAGGGAAACCCCCAACCAGAAACCTAGGTAAAATCCTAGGCAACTCTTTTTTCTAACCTTGCGTGACTTCTCCTGTTAAACGCCACTAACTGGTAGGAGGTGTAAAGAATGGCCTCCCACTCTGTCTTGCCATAAGCCTTAAACAGGGTACCATCACTACCAGGCAAGAAATCAATCGGAGCAAGCTCAGCTAAAGCCAAATCATCTGGTGTTAAATGGAACACACAATCGCTTGGACAATCATAATCCAAAAGAAAATCGTGCCCCATATAACTTACACCAACCCAACCACCATTGAAAACAGGTTTTTCAGTTACCTGAACCTGTCTATTGGCAGTTAGAAGCGATAAGAACTTGTTATACAAAGTCTTATTCGCAATGGTGTATTTCACTTTACCAAACTGATTAGCTTCAATGTGAGCCTTATCAATATCAGACAAGGTCAATGAGGTTTGAGAGCTTGGACTATCAACATAAGACTTCCATTCTACATAGGTAGTTGGATCAATTCCAGCATAAGTTCCCGTACCAATAGCAACTAATAAACCAGTAAGATAAGTCTGTGGATTACCATCACCGTCGAGAACTGCTATCGGGGTATCATCAGACCAGGTCTGACCAGTTGAAATTGTAAGCGTATTTTTGGCTGGATGACCAACCACAGTTACTGGATTATTAGTTCCAATCTTAATAGTAGAACCAACAGGAATATAAACAGCGTAATCAATATCGCCATTCTCTACCGCCCTGTTGGTATCTATTACAAGAGTGGTGGAGTTTTGATTAGCGGCACCATTGGTATAGAATGGAGTTGTTGAACCATTACCAAACCAAAGACCAAAGTTGAGCATTCTTGTCATCAAGTCTTTTATGCCCTTGGTTTGCATCTCCAAGGTATCAATTACCGCTCCCTTACCAGAGTCAAGGGTAATCTTGTCAATGGAGAATGAGGCAGTTGATTGAACTGGAGAGAATTGTGCAGAAATTGGTTGAACCCTGCCTTTATTTACTGTTGGGGTTCCAGTGGTTCCCCAAGAAGTAAAGCCAGCAGGCAAACCAACTTGCACTGGGACATAAAAGTTATTGTTGACAAATTTCTGGGGCTTGAAGCTCTTTTTGGCCAATTGGTAGATAAGAGTGTCCTGTTTAATCGCCTCAACCAGTGCGGGATAAATATCTTTCTTTAATACTGCCGAAACGGCATTAATATCTACAGTTGCCATATATTTATTTTATTTGACCCAGACCCGATTTTTCTAATCAGACATGTGCGGAGTTTCTAGGTCAAGATCTGTCTCAAGTGCAGTCCTTAAATCAACCTCCTCCTCACTGCTTGGTGAATTCAGTGTAATTTTTTTGGGTTTGGGCATGGTGGCACCCCTGGTTCCCTTGGTAACTGGTGGGGGAGTCGGACCCTTCGCAAGATTCTTAAGGTTCCACTCGTTAAGCTCTTTTTCGTATAAAAGCTTATAACCAGCCAAGGGATCAGCAATGCCATTATTAACACAGAACTGAAGCACCTCTTGGCGATTAAATTTGGGTCTACCATCTGAACCGTCATATTCAGCCTCTAAAGAGGTAAGATAAGCCTCTAATTGTTCTTCCTCTCTATATTGCTGAAGTATCTGGTTCATTTCTTCTTTTGTGATAAAACCCAATTGCCTTAAATAATTAAGTGTTTCAGGATCTGTGATATTTTGTGCATCTGCCCGTTGTTGGGGGGTTTGATTAGACTGCAATTGATTCAGTCTTTCCTGAAGCTCCTGCAACTGCTGAACCAATGGAGCATATTGACGACCTAGGCGGTCGTAATCCTTAACGAGTTCCTGAACCTGGTCTGGCTTTGATAGGTCGTATTGACGACCCAACAAAGTTACGACTGTTTCAGGGGAAGCAACCCCCTGCTCCTTGGCGGCTGCTTCACTACCCTCGTCTGTAACAGGGGCGGTTTCTTTAGAAGTATCTTCTTCAAATTCCGCCTCCTGTCCCTGAACGGAGGACTCTAATTCTTCGTCAAATTTGCTCATATTTTTTTATTTTTAGTGCTTAACTGTACCCATTTTGCCCCAACTGGAGCCCTGACCCGTGAGGGCTGTACCCAGTTAGGATGGGCCCTGGTTAGAGACCGCAATAAAGGTCTCTCCATTAGCCCCCTTCGGTTTGGTAACGAAGGGGGCCAAGAAAGAAATCTTTATCGCCTATACATTGTCTGGTATTCACGAATTCTCCTCAGGGCACCCCCCATACCATAACCAGGCCCAAAACCACCCCCCAGGGGAGTTTGAATATAACCAGATTGGGGATTAAGTTTTTGTAATGCCCTAATCATTGCTTCAAATTGTCCTATTGGTTTAGTATTATTAATGCTGGTCGGGGGGGGCGGTAAATTTATTTCTGCCGTTGGGGCAGGGAAACCACTAATGCCAACAGCGCCCGAAGAATAACCTGCGCCATAACCAGCACCAGTGCCACCCCCCACAGATGTTTTGGCGGGGGGAGTATTAATACCGCCCACAGGAGCAGCCCGACCCGATAAACCGATGCCAGTGCCCACGCCTAAACCCAATCCTCGTCCTGCGCTAGGGGCGGTAAAAGAAAGGGCCCCAGGGGAAACGGCGGGAGAGGGGCTGGTGATAGTATCCCCAATATTGGCGGCCCCAACAACTGGGAAAAAACTTCCTATCCCCCCACGAGAATACGCTGAACTGGACCCCAAATAACCCCCAGGAGAAGGGGTGGGTGGGGGAGGGGTAATATTCGTCCCCGAAAATTGCCCCCCAATATTGGCGGCATGAACACCTGGCGTGAAAAAACTTCCAGGGTCAACCTCCCCACTAGCATAGTAGGTTTTGCCAGTACCCCCAAATAGGGGGTTAACAATGTGCGAAGAAAGGGTAGAGAGTACTTCCCCCATCCCCCCACGAGAATACGCTGAATTGGGCCCAAAATAACCCCCAGGCTGTGGTGGGTTGTATCCCGCAGTAGCCGCTACATTAGCAAGGAGATTGCTAGTATTAGCAACGATGTTATTTAGGGTATTTTGCAAACTCCTTATTAAAGCATTTTTTAAATTACCTAACGAAGATGCCATATTTTATTTAATTGACCCCTATGATTTAATTTTAGATTTCATTGCCGAGACACTAAAGGTGGGCTTCCACCCGTGTTCTATTCCCTGAAGCAACCTCAGCTGAGATAGGGCTTTCGCTTTAGTAGAATGAGTGCCATGCACCTTTCCCGTTTTTTTGTTAATTACCCGAAATTTGTTTTTAACTTTTCTAATTACGT